TCCACGCAAGAATTCGGAACTTTCGTGTTCGTCCACCCCTTGCCTTTCACCTGTTCAATCTCAAGCCCGAACACTTCTTCGGCGGTCTTTTTAAAGGTTTTGTTGTGATAGCCGTCCCCGCTTGTGCCCTTGCGTCCCTCTTTCGTATCTAATGAGTGCGCCATCTCGTGGAGAAGAGTTCCAAGTGTTGCCACCGCTCCCCTATCGAATGATGAGGCGGATAAAAATATCTCGTGGAATTGTTCTTCTTCATTCTTCCAAGGTGTCCAAGGCGTGAAATGTCCGTGAACCTTATCGCTCCGCCCGATTGAGATAGTGGCGCGGGGCGCTCCCGTTTCTTTTTGAATCAGGGCGTGAGCCTTTTCTAACGCCTCCAAAACGGGGCTTAGATTCTCCCCCTTCGGGGCTTGGAATATGTCTTCCACTTTTACGGTCTTTTTCTTGCTTGTTGTTGTAGTTGTATTCACTTTCTTTTCTCCCGTCATTTGGGGATTTCTTCCCCGTGTAAAACCAATCTTAAGACCTAAGACCTGAAAAAACAAGTTTTGGAAGATGAATTCTACCTGAGTTATTTCTGAGAGAATCCTGAGAACCGTTGCACTCTGTCCGAACACTTGTTCAAATTCTTATTTATAGCCCCCCGAAAGATTTCACAGGGGGGAGAGTTCCCTCCCGAACATATGTTCTAATCCGAATTTAAATTTAAATTTAATGTAACAAAATGTTATGAAGAGAGACCCCTTGCGGGTCTCACTATATGGACAAGGAATAAGGGAATGTAGGAATGTAGACAAATAGACAATGCCATTAAGGCATTGATTTGAGGGGGAGGTTGTTTAATATAGGTCAGATGTATGTATATGTCTCACCCTAAAAATTCCTGTTATATTAGCCCCTATATATACTCTGAGCAGGACTTTTGCCCAGAGGGCAACTATTTTAAAAATATATCCGAACCGAGTGTTCGGTTTTACCTAAAACTACAGGTTATCTATATATGTAATATAATTACATATTATAGAGCGAGCATCGCTCTTCGGCTCGCTCGCTTATATATAATATATATATTATTATTATATTATATATTACATATAGGCCATAATTATGCCGTTTTAAAGGTAGCGTTTTTAATGTTATATTTATGCCCCAGAGGGGCGCAAGGTGGGACAACTTAATGGGACGTAAACCAGGCAAGGTAGACATCACCAAGAAGGAAGCCCAGGAGCGAGTACTACTCCAACTGGAGCAAGGTCTGACTATTACAGCCGCTATGGCTACCGTCAACCGAAACGACACCACCTTCAGACAATGGGTGATGAACTCCCCTGAGTTTAAGGAACGCTCCGAGAAAGCCCGCCTAGTGGGCAAAGGGGTCAAGGCTGACCTTAAAGACATTAAAGAGATTTCCTACCCCGACTTCTGCGAGCAGTTCCTAGACTCCCGCCTCTTTGACCACCAGTTGAACTGGCTGGACTTAATGGAGGGCGTAGAGCCTAGATGGCAGCCAGCAGGTATGACCTACGAGCCAGGCGAACCTGACCGAGTGTTAATCAACGTACCTCCTGAACACGCCAAGTCCACAACGATTACCACCAACTACGTCACATACAAAATCGTGACCAACCCCAATATGCGAGTCATCATCGTCTCCAAGACGCAAGGTATGGCTCGTAAGTTCCTTGGGGCAATCAAGACCAGACTTTCCCACCCAGCCTACACAAAGTTGCAGGTGGCCTTTGGCCCTAACGGTGGATACAAAGCAGATGCTACCCAATGGTCTGCCGATATGATTTACCTAGGTACGGGACGTGACTCAGGTGAGAAAGACCCTACGGTGCAAGCCCTAGGTTTTGGTTCTCAGATTTACGGCGCACGTGCCGACCTGATTATCCTAGACGATGTTGTGATGAACTCAAATGCCCACGAGTGGGAGAAGCAACTTGAATGGCTTCAGAAGGAAGTTATCACACGTCTGGGGCGGCACGGAAAACTAATTATCGTAGGAACCCGTGTCGCGCCCATTGACCTTTACAAGATGATTCGGGATTCTGGGCAATGGTCTGGAGGCGTATCGCCTTTCACCTACTGCGCTATGCCAGCAGTTTTAGAATTTGATGAAGACCCACTTAACTGGAAGACCTTGTGGCCTGAATCTGACCAACAAGAAAATGCAAAGGACGATGCGTTACCAAATGGAAATTTTCCCAAGTGGGATGGCCCTTCTCTCTTTAAGCGCCGCTCTCAGGTCAGCCCCTCAGTATGGGCTATGGTCTACCAACAGGAAGATGTCCAAGAAGATTCAATCTTCTCACCTACCTGCGTTGCAGGAAGCGTCAACGGAATGCGTAAACGTGGCCCACTCAAACAAGGAGTTGTAGGCCATCCGAAGAATACTGAAAATCTTTATACTGTTATCGGTCTTGACCCCGCTATGTCTGGGGCTACTGGTGCTGTTGTTGTTTCGTACAATCGCACAGACGGAAGAATATACGTTCTAGATTGTGTCAATATGACAGAACCTACCCCCGCTAAGATTCAAAGTCTTATTGAGGATTGGGTGGAGAAGTATCGTCCACAGGAACTACGTATTGAAATCAACGCCCATCAGAAGGCTTACGCCCTTGATGATAACTTAAGAAACTTTTTAGCCTCATATGGCTGCCAGTTGAACTCACACTTTACTGGTAAGAACAAGTGGGACACATCTTTTGGTGTTGCATCTATGGCAAGCCTTTTCGGTTCAGTCCGAGATGGTCGCTTCCAAGATAACAACATCATTGAACTACCTTCTAACGAAGGCTCCGAAGGAATCAAGACCCTGGTACAAGAGTTAATCACTTGGAAGCCAGATACTAGAAACCCTACCGACTGCGTTATGGCTCTATGGTTTGCGGTAATCCGCATCCGAGAGTTAATGCAACAGTCAACCAGAGTGGGTCAGTACCAAACAAATCGTTGGGCAACGAGAGCACAAATGTCTTCTCGTGGCTCTATCAATTTAGACAGCGCCTTTGCCGACCAATGGGCAGAGCAATACGGATAGGAAACCAAAATGGTAATGTCAAAAGATATGGGTGGCTCAAGCACTCGTGGGGTCGGTGGTATCACAGGTGGCGGCGGGCGCAATGTTAATCCAAAGTATAAAGAAACTACTCCTAAAATTGTAAAAGATTTAGAAAAATCATTAAAGTCTGGGTTTACAATTCAATTTGGAACTGGCCCAGTAAAACAAATTAAACCTCAAAAATAATTTTTCCCTTTAATCGTTAGGACAACAATGGCACTATCAATGGAGCAGATTGCTGCGCGAGTAGACTCGCTCAAGCACCGTAATCACGAACGTGATGCTCGCAACCTTGACGTACTTGCTGTCCGTAAAGGAAAAATTGCTGAGGTCTACCCTGACTTCTTCCCCGATGGCGTAGATGCAAACGTAGTTGCAAACTTTATTGACATCGTTGCTCGTGACCTATCAGAAGTTATGGCTCCGCTGCCAGCAGTAAACTGCTCTGCAGCCAACCAAGTTTCTGATAGAGCACGCACCTTCGCTGATAAGCGCACTCGCATTGCCTCTAACTACTTCCAGCATTCGGATTTAGCAGTACAGATGTACTCAGGTGCTGACTGGTACATCACCTATGGTTTCGTCCCTTTCATTATTGAATTAGACGAAGAAGCAAAACTGCCACGTATTCGCATAGAAAATCCTATTGGGGCTTACCCAGAGTTTGACCGCTATGGACGTTGTGTGGCATTTGCTAAACGATATATGATGACATTGGGCGAACTTGTCTCCCAGTTTCCTGATTACGAGAGAGAACTGCTTGGTGGCTACGGCTACAAGCAAGACTTAAATACTCAGGTTGAGATGATTCGCTACTATGATGAAAGCCAGTCTGTCATATATCTCCCATCAAAGGGCAACTTAGTTTTATCTAGAGCAAAAAATCCTCTTGGTAAGATGATGGTTGTTGTCGCACGTAAGCCATCCATTGACGGAGAACTTCGTGGACAGTTTGATGATGTACTTGGTATTCAGTTGCTACGCAACCGCTTTGCGTTGCTTGCAATGGAAGCAGCAGAGAAGTCTGTTCAGGCTCCTATCGTGCTTCCCCAGGATGTTCAAGAACTACAGTTGGGTGGAGATGCGGTTATCCGTACATCAAACCCAGCGGGCGTTCGCCGCGTAGACCTCAACCTTCCACAAGGTGCGTTTACAGAACAGCAACTTCTTAACCAAGAACTGCGAGTTGGCTCTCGCTATCCAGAAGGACGTACTGGAAACATTGATGCCTCTATCGTCACAGGACAAGGCGTACAGGCTCTTATGGGTGCATTTGACACCCAAGTTAAATCTGCTCAAGCAATCTTTGCTGCAGCACTTCGTGATGTAATTAGCATATGCTTTGAAGTAGACGAATTAATTTATCCAGAAGAGAAGACCATTCGTGTGTTGACTCT